CCTCACGCCCCTCGGGGGTGGCCGTGCAGTGGATAACGAGATATTGCATTGGCTTGCTCATTGAATTCCGATTAAGAAGCCTTGTATCCGCTCATCATCACTACGCCGGCATCAGCCTTCTTCGGCATACAGAGGAAGTAATGGCGGAAGTTGATTTTGTTGCGCTGATACTCAGGATCGGTTGCAGCCTCACTGTAGTACATTTTTGTTGAACCAGTCGCCTTGAATACACGCGGAGTGAAGAATGCAAATGAGCAGTTGAACTCTCCGGCCCCGGCAGCCACGCCTAAGCCTTTCTTCTTGCCAGCCTGTGTGTAGAGCGGCGTATTGGCATACTCATAGACATCGAAGCCGTAGAGCTTACCTACTTTACCCATTGCGCGGTCGATATTGTACTGTTCACGGAAGGTCTGACTGACAAGCAGCAGGTCATTCACATGGTCGGAACAGAGTACCAAACGACGATTCTCTGCTGGCACGTGCAACTTGTCCATTGCAGCTTTCAACGCCACCAAGTCGGCCATCGTCAACCGCAGGCGACCCGTTTCAGCATCGCGTTCACCCGTGGTTTTTAGCACGGGAGTCTTAGCAGTATTCTCCTGCGCACAGAGGGCATGAGCTGCCTTGGTGAACTTCGAGTCGTTGATAGCATTGCCATGTGATTCCTTCACGCGAGCCATCTTATCATAGCTGGCCGCATAGAGCTCGTCGTCGGTGATAGGCGTCACCTTGGTTTGGAACTTATCCAACTTCACAGCGATATCCTTGTCATCTAAGGCCTGCGAAGGTATCGGATAGGTTGTATTGTTGATTAACACATCAGGGTCTACGCCAACCTCTACCAGGTGTATCACGTCGTTGTTGACGATTGTACTCTGATCAGGTACACCATCCAGCCACGAGCCTTCCAATCCACCGCGCAGTGATTTTACCAGCTCACCTGTCCATACCTCTGTAAATACACCTACATGTAGGGCACCCTTTGGTAAAGCTCCACCAACAGCAAGGGCCAGCACATTCAATGCAACGGCACCTATCCATGGGGTAACACCTAACATAATAGCTAATACAGCACCCATCACGCAGTTAAATAACAAGCTGGTGAGCATGCTCATTTTTGTCATTTTCTCCATTTCCTTATTCTGTTTTAATATTATCAGCTTAATCTTTGTCTATAACTCACAGGCTATGCCATATTCAGCTTCGTAGAGTCGTTTATACTCTTCCACGTTATCAGCACGCAGCTTCACAAGTTCCTCGGCCGGTACCTCGCTGAGTTTCGTGTAGGTCTTCTCGCTGGCCGATCCAGGAGCGCTTCCTTGATGTCCCAGCATTGCCGACAGCTTCACCTGTGGCTTCATGGCCTGAAGGGTCTTTTCCAACTCTTCGGCACCAATTTGTCCGCCGAGCTTCACGAACTGCTCCTTGTGTTGCACATCAAGGCGCTTTTCTGCAATAGCGGTATCAACCAATTGTGCAATACGAGCTTCGGCGAGGGTCTGTTTCTCAACCTTCAAGGTCTCATTCTCTTGCTGAAGTGCTTTCAGCTGCGCCAGCTTCGCATTGATCTCATTCTCTGTCGCCGTTTCCAGCAGCCCTAACTGCAGGGCAATAACTTTTTGTTCCATGTCTTTATTACTTTGATTGTTATTATGAGTGATAAGGGGGAGCCCGCAGGTTCCGTCCTTGCTTAACATTATTCGCTTTCCGTCTTTTTCCAGCACAATGGCATCATCGTTTGCACCAACATCTGCCACGCTCACCTCGAAGAGGCGACTCTTCGTTATCGTTGGACGGGTCTGTCCTGGTACAAGCATTGTTGGGTCTTCGCTGGTCTCAATAATCTCAAGTCCTGCACTGACCATGCGCAGACTTCCGAACTCAAACTGCTTCTGACAGCGCTCACTCTGTTCCGAAGCGCAGTCAAACATCAACTCTCCCGTTATCTCGTCGTTCTCAACCTTTAGGTCGTTTACGTAGCCAACGACATTGCCGCGCTCGTGCATATATAACAGGACGGGGTTTCGCTTATACTGCTCCACATCAATGCCTGCTGTCAGTACACGGAATCCGTAACAATTCACACTTTCATTCGAAATACGTACTCTTTTACCCATATTCTTAATGATTTTTGATGCAATATTAGCGCATAAATCCTGTCCTCCAAAATAATGAAGAACGCAGTTCCGTATATACTGAACGCAGTTCACACTTCCTTTTCTGTGTCAATATTTTGCGCCAATTTTGCACTATAAATAATTTCATCATATACAAAATGACTAAGGAAACGGAAAAGAAAAAATCGCTCGCCCGCTCACTCTACCTCTCGGGCATGGAGCAGAATGAGATTGCCGACAAGGTAGAGGTCTCGCGCATCACAATCTCGAGGTGGGCCAATACGGAGGGGTGGAAAGAAGCACGTGCGGCAAAAAACATCTCGCGCCCCGAACTGGTCAACAAGTTACTTGTGACGATAGATGGGCTCATCGAAAATGTCAACAAGTCAGATGACCCTGCACTCATTGGCTCGCTGGCCGATAAACTATCCAAATTGTCGGCAACCATCGAAAAGCTCGATAAGAAGGCCAATGTGATTGACGCTATAGAAGTCTTCATGGCCTTTAATCGATGGATACAAGACCAGGCTTCTTATGATCCCGAGATTACCCCCGAGCTCATCAAGGCAATTAATAAGTATCAGAACAAGTTCCTCATGGAGCGTATGCAGAACCCGTCTACATTATAATACACAACGAGTATGGCTACGATTGCGGAACTTAAACAGATGCAGCTGGAGTGGCAGGAACACTGCCGGCAGATACAGAGCATTACCGACACGAAGAGTCTCATCCGTGAGACGGCCGTGCAGAAAGAGCAGCGTATCCGTAGACTACAGAAGGACTATGCCGCGTTCTGCGAGTATTATTTTCCACATTTCCTGCAACTGCGCGATAAGGTCACAGGTGAGGTCATCCGGATTGTACACAACGCACCGTTCCACAATGCTGCGGCCCTGAAGGTCAAGAATACACCTAATTTAAAAGCAGTATTCAAATGGCCACGTGGGCATGCCAAGTCCACGCACATGGACATCTTCACTCCGCTGTGGCTGATGTTCCAGCCCAAGCGGCTCATCAACTTCATGGTCGTTGTCGGCAAGTCAGAAGACAGTGCTAATCGCCTGTTAGGCGATATTCAGGCGGAGCTCCAGTACAACAAACGTATCATCGCCGATTTTGGAAAACAGATGTCTATGGGTGACTGGACCGAGGGAGAGTTCACCACCAAGGACGGAGTGCATTTCCTTGCCTGCGGGCGTGGGCAGTCGCCACGTGGTCTTCGCAAACGTGAGGCTCGACCCGATTACATCGTTATCGACGACCTCGATGATGATGAGCTTTGCCGTAATCCACGCCGCGTACGCGAGATGACAGACTGGGTGAAGGAAGCGCTCTTTGGTGCACTCGATGTCGGCCGAGGTCGATTCATTATGGTGGGGAACCTTATATCAAAGACCTCGGTACTGGCTGACATTTGCAAGACTAAAGGTGTACATGTATCGGAGGTGAAGGCCGTCGACAAAGAGGGCAACCCTACATGGTGCGAAAAATGGACGAAAGAGGAGGCGCGGACTTATGCTGAGTTCGTAGGATATCGTGCGTGGGAAAAGGAAATGATGCACAATCCCATTATCGAGGGAACGGTATTCAAACAGGAGTGGATTAAGTATGCTAAACACCCTGCATGGCGAGAGTTCGACGAATTCGTGCTCTACATCGACCCGTCGTGGAAAAGTAAGAAGGCGAACGACACCAAGGCGGCAAAGCTATGGGGTAAGTATAAGTCACAGCTGTGGCATCTGCGAGCCTTTGTCAGGAAGGCTTCCGTGGCCGAACTCGTTCGCTGGTGTTACGACCTATATGAATGGAGCCTCGAACAGAATATCTCTATTCGCTTCATGATGGAGGCCAGCTTCATGCAGGATATCATCCTTGATGATTTCACTATAGAGGGCAAACAACGCGGCTATCAGCTGCCCATCACGGGCGACAAGCGCAAGAAGCCGGACAAGTTCCAACGTGTAGAGGCCATCAGTCCACTATGGGAGCGCGGTTTTGTCTTTTATGACGTTTCGCAAAAAGAAGACCCCGACATGCAGGCGGGCATTGCGCAGACGCTGGCCTTCGAAAAAGGTATGAGCGGCAATGATGATGCGCCCGATGCAGACGAAGGTGCAATATGGCAGTTACAGCGCACCACACGGCAGGAAAGTTTTCAGCCACAATTCAGTAAAAGGAAAACCTCAAAAAATAGTTGGTAAAATGAAAAAATTAATCAAAGATATTATTTTCGCGTGGAAATACAAGCGTGCAGTGAGGAAGGCTGACTATCTGCGCCACATTACGCACCACAAGCATATGGTTATCGTAATCAAGGGGAGACTTGAAGTCATTTCCAAACAAGATATAAGGAAGTTCGTTGCAGGTGGAGTGTTCCGTAAGGGAATGACCGCCCGCGACATCGAGCACAAGGCATTGTATATAACCTTATAAAACAAGTTGTATGTTTATCACAGAAGAAGATTATCGTGTAGTAATAGGTGAATCCGCCTTGAAAGTTGTTTCACAGACCTCACCTGATATACGCATAAATGCTGAGCGTGAGGCGATGGAGGAGATTGAGGGCTACCTACGCCCGATTTATGATACTGAGGGTATATTCAAAGTAGAAGGTGATAACCGCAGCCGGCTCATCGTCATGTATGCCTGCGACATCGCCCTGTATCACATGACGGCAGCCATGCCCCAAAAGATGGGCAGTGAGATAAGAAAAGAACGCTACGAGCGGGCCATCAAATGGCTTGAGGGCGTACAGGCCGGCAAGATTATCCCTGCCCTGCCGGTGGCCACAGATGCCGCCACGGGTGAACCTTCCGGGACGGGCGTAGTATGGCACTCGCAAAAGCCTCTCAGACATAACTGGTAAGAACCCATTAAAGCAATTTCTATGAATATCAAAGATATTTTTTCTTCACTTCGCGGACGAAGCGACAACGACCACATACTCCGTACCCCTTACGGCACCTTCAACCTTGCCAAGGACGATGACAAAGCGCGTGTGAAGCATGTCATCATGCAGCTGCAACAGACCACCGATGCGCTCACGCGGAAGGACATCGCCGACTGGCGGCGGGCATGGCAGGCAGCCATCAATATCGACAACCCCAACCGCGGCCCGCTCTACGACATCTACCGCGACACCGATGCCGACGGGCATTTGTCAGGGTGTATCCGTCAGCGCGAGGGCTTCGTCATGGCCAAGTCATTCAAGATTGTAGATGACAAGGGAGAGGACAAGCCCGAACTGCTCGACTACTTCGATCATTCTTGGTTCAAGGACTTTTGCCTCTATGTGCTCGACTCTGTATATTGGGGGCATTCGCTCATCGAGCTGGGCGATGTTGTGGGGATAGGTACTACAGGCATAGCCTATGATGGCGTGACACTCATTCCCCGCAAGCATGTCATTCCTGAATACGGGCGCTTCATCCTGCAGCAGGGACAGGACTGGCGTGCAGGTATTGACTACCACGACCCAGCCATAGCTGCTTCGCTCATTGAGGCGGGAAAGTCTTACGACCTCGGCTTGCTCCTGAAGGCCACGCTGCACACCATCCCGAAGAAAAACATGCTTTCATTTTGGGACACATTCGGCGAAATCTTCGGCATGCCGATGCGAATCGCAAAAACCTCTTCGCGTGACAAAAAGGAGATCGACCGCATACACCGCTTGCTCGTTGAATCGGGTGCCTCACAGACGGCTGTCATGCCGGCTGATACTGAAATAGAATTTATTGAGTCGACCAAGGCTGATGCCTTTCATGTGTATAATGAGCGTGTCAACCGGGCCAACTCTGAAATATCAAAACTCATCATCGGGCAGACGATGACCATTGAGGACGGCTCGTCGCTCTCACAGAGTCAGACCCACCTGCAGGTGCTCCAGAACCTCGTCGAGGGCGATGCCGATATGCTGCGCGATGTCATCAACAACCAGTTGCTGCCGCGCATGGTGGCACATAAGTTCCCACTCGCAGGTTGCCGCTTCGACTGGAATGACACCATCGACTATACCCCCGAACAGCAGGTGGCCTATGAGTCGATGATTGCCGACCGCTATGAGGTCGACCCCGAATACTTTGCCAAGAAATATGCCATGCCCGTAGGGGAGAGAAGAGAGGCTGCCCTGCCAGCTTCTTTGGTTCACGGCGAAAAAGGAAAGCAAGGCAAGACCTTGGAAAAAGATTTTTTCGACTAAGCCCCGCTGCCTATGTGGGGCTGCACAGTCGTTATGAAGCATTGCTCGCTGGGGATCATTGCTGTGCTTTAGTAGCAAAAAAGATTGAGCCGAAGCAACAGGAACAGTTGAAGGCGGCATTCAAGTCGATGATGAAAGGACTCTTTAAGCAGAAAGGGGCATCGCTTGATATCAATATCATCGCGTCTAAGGAGGCGCAGGCATTTATTGAAACCCATGCCGATGTATTGAATAGTGCTTTTGAGCAAACGAAGATGTCGGCTACCATGCGCGATAGCTTGGAGCATTCCACCTATGTTTTCTCGGGGCTCAAAACCTTTCATGAACTCAATGAGGCCTTTCCTTCTTTGGTCGATGAGCAGGGTAATAAAAAGCCGTTTGAACGCTTTTTGAATGACGTTCAAAAGGTGGATAAAACCTATAATGAACATTACCTGCGTGCAGAATACAACTTTACCCACGCCGCCGCTGATATGGCAGCCAAGTGGGAGGAGTTTGCCGAGGACGGTGACCGTTACAACCTGCAGTATCGAACTGTCGGCGATGATCATGTGCGCCCTGAGCACGCTGCCTTGAACGGCACGACGTTGCCTTTCAGCGATGCGTTTTGGGACAGCTACTATCCGCCCAACGGGTGGAACTGCCGTTGCACGGTGGTGCAGGTGCGCAAGACGAAATATCCCGAAACACCGCACGAGGAAGCCTACAAGCGTGGGGCCGAGGCCTTGGCTAACGACACGCGCGGCATGTTCCGCTTCAATCCCGGTAAGCAGCGCAAGGCTATGCCCGACTATAACCCCTACAGCATACGCCGTTGCAACGACTGCGACCTTGCCAAGGGAAAAACAACTCTCGCCTTTGTGCCCGAAAATGAACTGTGTGCTGCGTGCCGACTTGTTAGACAATGTGAGGCAACCCGGTATGAGACGAAGAAGGAGTATCCGAACGGTGGAAAGGTGCAGGTGCATCAATTGGTCAATCCTCATGACAGCGACTATGGAAAGCTCATGAGTGTTGCCGACTTCTTTGCCCAGCAAGGTGCAGAAGTGAAACTCACGCCGAAGATGTCGCGCCCGCAGAAGTTTGTCTATCAAAACATCTATCACTCGCTCATGGGTACGAAATTCGAGGGCAAATGCCCCGACCTGCTCATTGACGGGAAGTGGTACGAACACGAAGGATTTACGTCAGACAATCCCAAGCGAGCGTTTAGAAACATGTTAACGCATGGATTGAAACAATCGGATAGAATTATCATAGATCGACCCGATTTAACGGACAGATATATGATAAGGAGTATCTATGGTCACATCAAAACAGGCAAGGATATAGAAGAAGTTTGGGTAATAGATACTAACGGAAACGTCACTTCACTGTATAAAAAAACGGACGGCCGACCAATGGCCAGCCCCCGCAAGTAACGAATCGGTAGTCATTAGCTACGGAATCGTTGCTGCAAATATACGTAATAAAAATAAGAATCCAAATAAATAATGAAGAAAAATCGCAAAAATGGACTCAACGAGATGCTAACGTGCACAATACGGTTGCCGAAAGCAACAATATGCCCAGTAGCAGCACCCAAGGGAATAGGGCAGAGACTATCTGAATGGTTCGGCCTGAGGAACTGTAGTCGACACCACCATCTGCTTGATAGAGCTCTACACTCCTCTGCAGTGATGCGATGCCTGAACGAATATACAGAAAGCTATATAGCACGCCAAGTACCACCGATAAGGATAGAAAGGCAACACTCGTCATTTTCATTATCCGAAGAGTGCTATATGGTTGTGCTGCATCGTCGAACACGGCAATCAACCCTATTAGCGTTGCACTTGTCATGGTGCAATGGCGAATTATCTGTTCGCGTGTCCGCTCCAAGGCATCTTTGGCTTTCAGTAGCTCTGCGCGAAAGTGGGCATCATCCCCTTTTCTATACTCTATTACAGTCATAGTTTTTTGGCAAAGATACAACGAATTTACCAAAATAAAAGCAAAAGGTTCTGACCGAGCACGCAGCCCGTCAGAACCTTTTCACGTTTCTTTTCGCACGTATTGGCTATAATACACCTTTCACTGAAAACACCTCGATACTCTCAAGAATATCCTCGTGGTTATGGTTGGTGATAGTTTCCGTGAGCCTCAGGCCGTGGAAGCTGTTGCCCTCCACACCATCCATTTCCGCGCGAATTTGGGCAATCAAAGTCCACGCAGCTTCTTGTCCACCCTCCAACCAGTCGGTTACGACGTGCAACCTGACGCTGCCTTCACCACGATAGCCACCACCTACGTAGGGTTGCCACGCTATCGGGCCAAACTCGACGAACACGGCGGGACGTGCCCAACTGTCTTCCTGCTCAATGAACTCCACGTTGTGGTTCCAAAGGTCGACGTGCTTCACTGCTTCAATCTTTTCCATCGCTGCCTTGAGGGCTGCATACAATTCTTTTCTCATTTTCCGTTTAGTTTGAATTCGTTGTTAAAATATTCCTCTAAGTTTTGCTCAATGATTTCCGTCACAGCCTTTTCCACTTCGGGCGAAGCACCGAGGAACTGCCGCCGAGGTATCTTGATGATGCTGCCCATCTTCATCAAGGCCATGAATTTCCAAAAGGCGGCCTCGCTGCTGAGCTGCTGCGTGCGGTGGTCGTTACGCTTTTCGCCATTCTTCTTGCGGCCGAAACCGCCTACACACGCGTAATAACGATGCCAAAAATAGCCTTTCATGCGCTGCGTCACCTTGATTTCGCCACCCTCGTTGTGGAGGTCGGCCGCAGGGTGTGCGGAATAGAACGTTACGCCGTCATGGGTGATTTTGCTCATGATGCTGCGGCGCAAACCGCCTGTGTCGATCAACGTGGCACGCCCCGGGCGCAAGGGGGCGCGGGGGCGGGGCCCCCTCTCCGCGGAGGAAG